GATGATTGATGATTGGCGTTACAGTGATGATCGCATGGATGTAAGAACACAAGGACTAAACATTCTACTCAAAAAATTTGGATCAGAAATTTGTTCTGATGGATCTCCCAGATATTCCAACCAGAGCATCTACGAGTGCATCCATGATTGGGTGTCTGCAGGCAACGCAAGAACAGATGGTCTCGTAGCATACTATAAAGCATACTACACTAAATAGTAGTGCTTGGGATGCTGACACAAGATGCCTGCTAATTGGTATAAAGAACAACCTACGAATAGAAATTATCTATCTCCTTTAGGATTCCAACTCAAATTGGAACTCTTTGAGGGGGTAGATTTTTTCTGTCAAAATGCAGGCATCCCTGAGATCAACATGCCGTTCACAGAAGTTCCTACACGCTTTAGAAACTTTGCTGTCACTCCTGGTGGTGGAGTAACGTATGGGGATCTTACACTACAGTTTATCGTGGATGAGGATCTTGTAAACTACAAGAGTGTCCATGATTGGATCAGGAAGAATGGTGGTTCTGAAGAACACTCTCCTGATGAGATTCAGTTCTCTAGTGCTCAACTTCATATCACCACTTCTTCTTTCAACATCAATCACATTATTGATTTCGAGAGATTATTTCCAATCAGTTTGACAGGTCTAACTTTTGATGCTACACGAACTGAGCAGGAATATTTTACAGCACAGGTTACATTTAAGTATACTAATTACACGATACGAGACAGAAGTTTTAAATGAATTTTGATAAACTACATCAACGCTTTGAAAAAATCAAAAACGAATGGGCAAGTGACAGTCACGTAGAACACGAATTTAAGAACAAACAATACACTGCTGATCTTGGACAGATCTCAATGGAGATCCCTTTCCAACACAATAAATACTTAAACCATTACACGGATCTTTCACAAATCAAAACGTCTCTAGAGTTTGAGGCAAGAAAGTTACTGCGCGAGAAGCGAGAGTATTATGGGGGAGAAGCAGACGCTCGCATCTACGCAGAAAAACCTTTTGGTAACAGTATTAAAACATCAGAAAAAATGAAGGTCTATCTGGAATCAGATCAAGATCTAATTAACATAGAAGCAAAGATCAAGTTCATTGATCAAATACTGTATTATCTTGATAACGTTTTGAGAATGATTTCCCAAAGAAATTATCATGTGAAGAATGCGATTGAATGGGAAAGATTTATTAATGGAAACTAATGTCTGACATTGTTGTAAAGAAAAAGAATGAGGTATATCTGACTCTCCAATCAGAACCTCACATTCATCACGAACTATCCGATTACTTTTCTTTTGAATTGCCAGAGGCAAAGTTTCTAAAGAGGCAACCTAGATTTAAGTATTGGGATGGGATGATCAGACTATACTCTCCTGGCACAGGAGAACTGTATGGGGGTCTCCTATCACATCTACATGAGTGGGCAGCAGAGAGGCGCTACAGCGTCTCCTACGAGGATAACGAATGGTATGGGCACGTAGAGGATAGGAACGACTTCGTGTCTCCTGGAGGCGTTAAAGTGTTTATGGATAAGATTACCAGATCTGGTATCACTCCACGCACCTATCAATATAATACTGTTCATCGCGCACTTAAAGACAACCGTGGTTTGTTTTTATCCCCAACAGGATCTGGTAAGTCATTAATGATTTATAGTATTGTTAGATATTATGCTGCAACAAGGAAGAAGATTTTGATTGTGGTTCCTACCACTTCTCTTGTTCAACAGATGCTAAAAGATTTCAAAGACTATGGATGGAATGCAGAGGACAATTGTCACACCATTTATTCAGGCAAAGATAAGAATACTGATAAACCAGTTATCATATCAACCTGGCAATCAATCTATAAATTTCCCAAAAGATACTTCGATGACATTGACTGTGTTATCGGTGATGAAGCACATCTATTTAAGTCAAAGAGTCTGACAGGCATCATGACTAAGTTGCACAATGCCAAGTATCGTTTTGGATTCACTGGCACTCTTGATGGGAGCAAGACACACAAGTGGGTGCTAGAAGGATTGTTTGGTAAGTGTGAGAAGGTTACTAGAACTGATGATCTAATCAAGCAAGGATACCTTTCTAACTTTAGAATTAAGATCCTTATGTGTAAGCATGAGTATCAGTTCTTTGAAGACTACCATGCAGAGATGGAGTATCTTGTTACATGTCAAAAAAGAAACAACCTCATCAAGAATCTAGTTAAAGATTTAGATGGCAATACATTGGTTCTATTTAACTATGTCGAGAAGCATGGTGAACCACTTTATGAAATGATAAATAATGTGGTAGAGGACGATAGAAAAGTATTCTTCGTCCATGGTTCAGTTGATGTAGATTCCAGAGAAGAAGTTCGAGAAATTGCTGAGAAGGAAAGCAATGCAATTATTATTGCTTCTTATGGAACTTTCTCTACTGGTATTAACATCAAACGATTACACAATATTATTTTCGCATCACCTTCCAAGTCAAGAGTTCGTAACCTACAATCAATTGGTAGAGTCCTGAGGAAGGGAGAAGGTAAAGACATCGCAACACTTTATGATATTGCTGATGACATCTCTAACGAAACAAGATCTAATTACACTTTAAGACATCTATACGAACGAGTGAAGATCTATCAAGAAGAGAATTTTAAATATGAAAAAGTAAAAATAGATCTAAGAAAATAATATGGAAGAAGAATTCTATTCAAGTATAAAATTAAGATCAGGAGAGGAGATCGTTGCTAAGGTATCTTACCTTAAAGAAGAGGACTCCCTCCTTATTGAGAAACCATTACTAGTAGAACATCACCACACTAAAAAACATGGTAAGAACGTATCTGGTTTTATTTTAAAGGAGTGGATGAAAGCAACATACGAAGAGATGTTTATTATTCGTATGGAACAAGTCATCACGATGACAGAACTAGATGATAAAATTAAAAACTTCTACCTAGGTAATCTTGATGAAGATAACTTCAATGAAGATTGTGATGTGAAACCAAACAAGTTAAAGAACAATGGTTACATAGGATCAGTAGAGGAAGTCAAGAAGAATCTTGAATCTCTATTTAAAAGAAGCTAAGATACTCTGTCCCTTGAACCCTTACAGAGTTATTCTACTAAGTTTCTGAGGATCTGTCAAGCCTTGACATGTTCTTGATAATCGACTATAATGTTCTGAGAAGCAAACAGCCGTATGGCAAGGACCAAAAACAAAGAATATTACGTAAACAACAAAGAGTTCCTCGCTGCCATCACGGAGTATCGTAGCAAGGTTCATCGTGCAAAGGAACAAGGCAAACCTCGTCCAAGAGTCACCAACTATGTGGGTGGGTGTTTCCTGAAGATCGCTACACACCTTTCATACAAACCAAACTTTGTTAACTACATGTTCCGTGAGGACATGATCTGTGATGGCATTGAGAACTGCCTACAATACATCGATAACTTCGACCCAGAGAAGAGTTCCAATCCTTTTGCATACTTCACCCAGATTATCTACTACGCCTTCCTGAGACGCATACAGAAGGAGAAGAAGCAATTGGAGATTAAGAGTAAGATCCTTGAGAAGTCTGGTTACCAGGAAGTTATGTATACAGAGAAGTTTGAAGGAGACATGGCAGGAATGAACATGTCCTATTCAGATATGGGCAGCATTAAAGAAAACATTGAAACAAGAATGAATCGATGAAATCTACATTAGCAACTAGTCTAGGATCTAATCCTACGATTGAAAAGAATATTCCTGACGATCAAGTTTGGATTGATGATATCTTCTATGTTAAAGCAACTCGCTTTGGTCTTTATACCAGCGTATTGAAAGAACCTTATGGTGCTAACTTTATTACTGGTGCTACTGAAGATGGAGTTACTCAGATAACAAGATGGCATCTTAAGTGTTTGCAGGAAGGAACACTTGATGATCATACTTATGTTACCTCTGTTAGTATGGGAGTTAAATTGTGAAGATTGCAATTATCACTGACCAGCATTTAGATGGTCGCAAAGGTAATCTAGCATTCTGGAATTATTTTCAAAAGTTCTACGATGATGTATTCTTTCCAACTCTAGAGAAAGAACGTATTGATACAGTCATTGATCTAGGTGATACTTTTGATAATAGAAAGTCTATAGATTTTAATGTTTGTAATAGAGTTACAACTAATTACTTTGATAAATTAAAAGACTTCAAAGTTCACATGCTTCTGGGTAATCATTGTGTGTATTACAAGAACACCAATAAGATCAACTCACCTGAGTTGTTGCTTAAGCAATACGATAACATCACCATCTATTCTGAACCTAAGCATCTGAAACTTGGTAGTAAAAAATTCTTGATGCTCCCTTGGATTAATAGAGAGAATCAAGAAGATATCCTAAACTTGCTTGAGACTAGTGATGCAGATAATGTTTGTGGACATCTAGAACTTTCTGGTTTTGAGATTACTCCAGGAATGAAAATGGATCATGGTATGGATGCCTCTTTGTTCCATCGTTTCAAACGTGTGTGGTCTGGACACTATCATCATAAGTCTACGAAAGGTAATATTACATACCTAGGTAACCCTTATCAGATGTATTGGAATGATTATAAAGACCGTCGTGGATTCCATATCTACGATACTGAAAGTGATCGACTTAAGTTTGTCGCAAATCCCTATGAGATCTTCGACAAAATCTTCTATGACGATACCCGTGTGGACTACAACAAACAAGACATGTCTTGTTATAAAAACAAGTTCATCAAAATCATCGTGGAACAAAAGTCAGACTACCACATGTTCGAGACATTGGTTGATCGTCTTTACAACGTAGGTGTTCACGATGTAAAGATTGCCGAGACTCTTCTAGAAGATGATCTAACAGATGCTGATGAGAACTTGGAGATCAAAGATACAATGACTTTGTTGAACGAGTATATTGATGAGGTAGAGATGTCCGTCAATAAATCAGATCTTAAAGGATTGATGAAATCTCTATATATTGAAAGTTGCGAAGTAGCATAATGTTCATCCTAACTCTCAAAGGTAATGACACTGGCGTCTTCTCCCTCGCAAATGATGTGGGTGATCAAGTCATTCCTATCTTTGAACAGTATGATGACGCTGAACGCTACCACAGCATGATCTTAGATCAAGCAACCCAAGATGAGATACCCTTGAGCATTACGGACATTGATGCTGAACTAATTCTTGCAGCATGTAATGCAAAAGATCAGAAGTATGCTATAATAACTCCAGACGACCTGCTGATACCACCTGATAACGTTGTTCTATGATCATTTTTAAAACTATACGATGGAAGAACTTCTTGTCTACGGGCAACGTCTTTACTGAGGTTGATCTCACCACATGCAAAACTAATTTGATTGTTGGTGAGAATGGTGCAGGTAAGTCTACCATTCTTGATGCTCTTACGTTCTCTTTGTTTGGCAAACCGTTTCGTAAGATCAACAAACCGATGCTGGTGAACAGTATCAATGAAAAAGATTGTGTGACTGAAATTGAATTCAGCATCGGCAAGAATGAATTCAAAGTTGTCCGTGGAATCAAACCTAATAAATTTGAGATCTATAATAATGGACAAGTTTGGAATCAAGAATCTACTCTTGTAGATCAGCAGAAGAACTTCGAGCAGAACGTTCTTAAGATGAACTATAAATCTTTTACACAAATTGTAGTCCTGGGTTCATCGACGTTCGTTCCGTTCATGCGTCTTCCTGTTGCACAAAGACGTGAGATTATTGAAGACATTTTGGATATCCAAATCTTCTCCACAATGAACGTGCTTCTCCGCGATAAGATCCGATCCAATCGTGAAGAGATCATGGACTTTGATTATCAAGTTGACTTGATCAAAGAGAAAGTTAATATCCAGAAGAGTTATCTTCTTGAACTAGACAAGAAGAACAAAGCAGATATCTCTAAGAAAGAAGAGAAGATCTCCGAACTTTTAGAAGATGAGAATAAACAACATGTGTTTATTAAAGAAAAAAGTGATGTTATAGAAAAACTCAACGAAGAAATTAATGAGTATTCTACATCTTCAAACAAACTTAAGAAACTAAACACATTTCTCATCAAGTTGAGTTCTAAATTACAGACATGTCAAAAAGAACATCAGTTCTTTGAGAAGAACCATGTCTGTCCTACATGCACACAAGATCTTTCTGATGAATTTAGAACTGATAAAATATCATCTGGTAAAACAAAACTGGATGAGTTGACTCTAGGATACAATGATATTCTTTCTGCTATTGGTGAAGAAGAGAATCGTTTTAATAAATGGAACGAACTCTCTACTGAGATCACTAGTAATAATCAACAGATCTCTCAATCAAACTTTCAGATTAATCAGATTCGTAAGTCTATTGTAGATGTTGAGAAAGATATCAAAGACCTAGAGTCTGGTGGTGGGGATAAGAAACATGCATTCACTAAACTAGAAACTTTAGTTGAGGAGAAAAAAGAACTCAGTCTTCAGTTGTCTGAATCTAAAAAAGATAAAGACATGTTAAGTGTTGCTTCTGGATTGTTGAAAGACAATGGAATCAAGACTAGAATAATTAAGAAGTATCTGCCTGTGATGAACAAGCTGATTAATCAGTATCTTCAGGGTATGGACTTCTACGTTAACTTTACTCTTGATGAAAACTTTGAAGAAACAATCAAGTCGCGCTTTCGAGATCAATTCTCTTATGCCTCTTTCAGCGAAGGAGAGAAATCTCGTATTGATATTGCTCTGTTGCTTACTTGGCGCAGCATTGCTAAACTTAAGAATAGTGTGGATACTAACCTCCTTATACTAGATGAGATCTTTGATGGATCTCTTGATCAGCAAGGGGGTAGTGATCTTGGTTGGATCCTTAGAAACTTTGATGATAGTATCTCGGTGTTTGTCATCTCCCACAAGGAACAGATGAACGACAAGTATGATCGAACTCTCAATGTGGAGAAGGTAAAGAACTACTCGGTCATCCGAGAGACAATCAGCAAACTGGACTAAGGGGACCTTCGGGTCCTCTTTTTTGTTATATATTAATGTTCACTTACCTTGGAACAATGACCACGCCAAACTGGCAGCACCACTCTAAGAAGGATCAAAAGCGTCGTCTTAAACCTCAGGCAATGAGAGCAAGACGAGAAGCACGAAGACACTTGAAGAACCGTCTACTGACCTCTGGCAAACCCCGCCAGGGGTCTTATAGTATATGCATCAACGCAAGAGAGACATGCTGACCCAAGAGATTAAAGGTAACCTTGCTCGTCTGCTGGCAACCGAGAACCTTGTGGTAGAGCACAAGAATGTTTCCACTGCATCCTTCAACGTGGATGATCGTATCTTGACTCTGCCTTCATGGGATAAGGCATCCAATGTTGTCTATGATCTTCTAGTGGGTCATGAAGTGGGACATGCTCTCTACACTCCTGTATGGGATAACTTCTCATGCCCTTGTGATTATGTAAACGTGACTGAGGATGCACGTATCGAGAAACTGATGAAGAGACGATATCCTGGTCTACGAAAGTCTTTCTATGGTGGTTACAGTGAACTGAATGCACAAGATTTCTTTGGCATCGCAGATGAGGATCTCGATGTTCTAAATTTTATTGACCGTGTGAACCTGCACTTTAAGATTGGCACCGCTGGTGTCTCCATCAACTTCACTCCTGTTGAGCAGGAACTGGTTGACGAATGTGCTGCAGCAGAGACCTTCGATGAAGCAGTTGCAGTAGCAGAGAAGATGTGGGAACTTGCTAAGGAAGAGCAGAAGGAGATGGAAAATCTCGCAAACGTTCCTCAGTCTGGTGGTGACGGTCGTTCCGATGCATCTGAAAGTCAAAGCACAGATGACGAAGAATCTGAGCAGCAAGGTGATGAAGATGGCATGACGCATGAAGAGATGCTGGAAGAAGCATCTCGCCGCGAAGAAGAGAATGAACTCCCTTCTGCTGGTGGTGCTGCTGAGATTAGTGAGTCACAAACTCAAGGATCATTTGATCGTGCTGCTCAAGGTCTAAACAATCGTTATAGTTCTGGTCGCAATGTCTATGTTGACATCCCTAAGTTCAACCCTGCTGACTTTGTTGTTGACTGGACTACCATCCATGACTGGATTGATGAGTGCTCCGATGAGCAGTATGACTATAGTTTTGCTGATGCAGAATACAACTCTTTCAAGAAGTCCATTCAGAAAGAAGTTAACTATCTCGTCAAAGAGTTTGAGTGTAAGAAGTCTGCTGATGCATACTCTCGTGCAATGACTTCACGCACTGGTATTCTTGATACTAGCAAACTACACACCTACAAGTTCAACGAAGATCTGTTCAAGAAAGTCACTATCATTCCTGAGGGTAAGAACCATGGAATGTTGTTTATCCTTGACTGGTCTGGTTCTATGGGTGGTGTCATGCATCCTACTATCAAGCAACTCCTTACCTTGACTATGTTCTGTAAGAAAGTTGGTATTCCTTTTGAGGTTTATGCATTCACTAATGAGTGGATTCCTGCAGAACGTGCTCTTGATGGTAAGTCTCCTGAGATCACCAATGATGAATACTATGCATACAAGAAACACATCGAGAAGAATCAAGTTTATATCAATAAGTCTTTCTTCCGTATGATGAACATCCTGTCGTCTCGTTCTAACTCCAAGAACTTTGATCGTCAGTGCCGTAACATCTGGCGTGAAGTATTCTCGATGTCACACTATGTTTCATACCATGGCACCATTGGTATGGGTCTGTCTGGCACTCCTTTGAATGAGTCTATCTTGGTGATGAAAGATATCATACCTCAGTTCCAGAAATCTACTGGTATCAATAAAGTCAACCTGATGATTCTGACTGATGGTGAGGCATGTGGAACTGGTTATGGTGCTGAAGTGATTTCATATGATGGTGAGTCTACTCGCATGACAGTTCGCCGCGTCGATGGTGGAGATGTCATTCTTCGTGATCGTAAGATTGGTCGCATGTATTCCAAAAGTAATGGTTTCACTGAGACCACTAATCTTTTCATTGACAACCTAAAGGAGAACAATCCTGGTGTCAACGTCATGGGATTCCGTATTGTTGAGTCCAGTGGTCTGACTACTTTCTATCATCGTTATTGTCACAACGAATATGATGCTCTGTATCAACTACAGAAGCAGTGGAAGAAAGAGAAGTCTGCTGTTCTTCCTAACCCTATCTCTTACGATGCTTTGTATGCCATCCATGCCAAGGCAACTAGCACAGAAGATGTTGAACTGGAAGTTGATGCTGGTGCTAGCAAGACTCAAGTGAGATCTGCTTTTCGTAAGATGATATCAAAAAAACAAAACAACAAAAAAATTCTTAATTCATTTATTTCCCTCATTTCTTGACAAATTTAGATATATCCCTTATAATTATAAGAGTGCAATAAACATTATTTTTGATTTAAAATGAGCAGAGTATCTAAGCTTCAATACGTTAACAAAGACTTTAACGTCAAAAACCGATATGAAACAAACAAAAAGATCTGCATCCTTGCTTTTCGTGACGGCGTGTCTGCTTTAAAGAAGGGAGAAATCTCCGACAAAGTAAAACTTACATTCGTAAAGAAAAATATTCGCCTCGAATATCCTGACTTTAATGAGGAACAATGTGAACTTGGGAGACAGAGTGTAGGTGAATGGTTTAAAAGAAACAAGTATCTACCCGAATTGAATTCTTTCCGTTCTCGATTCCCTAGACTCTTTTCAGAAGATGAACCGTTTCAGCAAGCAGAGATCCTGTTTGACACAGTAGAGACGGTATCAGAGCAACCACAGGCACCTGAGGAAGTTGAAACAGTTCGTCACTACCAACAGATGGGGGCAAAACATATTGAGACCCCGACAGGTTTCAAGATCCAGTTCTGAAACTGGTCCACAGCGTCCCACTAGGGGCGCTTTTTTGTGTATAATATATGCATACAACACAAGAGACCGATGCCTGCTAAGTCTGACTTAACAACCACACAACTTACTTCTTATCTGTCTGAGAACTTTGGAAGCGATATCAATGCCGATCACCTTCGTTCTGCTTGCAAGCACTTTGGGGTTACTTATCCTACTGCTGTTAAGCGCGTTCGTGATTACAATGTGGGTCGTGGTAAGTGGAATCTTACTGTCCAAGAAAAGTTGGAGCAAACATATCAAGCACCTGCAGCACCAATTCGTGTTACCGCTCAGGAAAATCGCGATCTGATTCCTGAAAAGGATGATACCTTTGTCCCGTTCGGTAACTTTACTGACGTGAAGAAGATCATCAACTCTGGTATCTTCTACCCTGTGTTCATCACTGGACTCTCTGGTAACGGTAAGACCATGGGTGTTGAGCAAGCATGTGCTGCTCTAAATAAGGAGATCATCCGTGTGAACATCACCATTGAAACTGATGAAGATGATCTTATTGGTGGGTTTCGCCTTGTGGATGGGGCAACTGTTTGGCATAATGGTCCTGTCGTCGAAGCTCTTCAACGCGGAGCTGTGTTGCTTCTAGACGAGATTGACCTGGCATCGAATAAGATTATGTGTCTCCAGTCTATTCTTGAAGGCAAGGGTGTTTACTTAAAGAAGACTGGTCGCATTGTGCAACCTGCTCCTGGTTTCAACATCATCGCCACTGCTAACACCAAGGGCAAAGGTTCTGATGACGGTCGCTTCATTGGCACAAACGTTCTTAATGAAGCATTCCTTGAGCGTTTCGCCTTGACCTTTGAGCAAGAATATCCTACTCCTAAGATTGAGACCAAGATCCTTGAGCGACTGTGCATGAAGGTTGGGGTGACAGATGACGAGTTTTGTGCTAAACTTGCAGACTGGGCAGATGTCATTCGCAAAACATTCGCAGACGGTGGCATCGATGAGGTAATCTCTACCCGTCGCTTGTCTCATATCATTCGTGCTTATGTAATCTTTGGTGATCGCCTCAAGGCAATCAAGGTTTGCACCAACCGCTTTGATGAAGAGACTAAGCAATCTTTCATTGAACTTTATGGCAAACTTGACGCAGAAGTTGACACCGAAACTAATGATGACTGAAGATAAATTCCATGGTTATGTCGGACACGTTGCAATCCTGAAAGATTGCGACTATAAGTCTGCTAAAATTATTGGAGGAGAGGGCATCAAACTCTACATGCAATCAATTGACGGAACCGTCTTTGAATGCTATCATGATAACATAGAATCCATTTGGGACAAATGACTTTGAAATATAATGAAGACGCTCTCATCAAAGAGCTACGTGACTACATCTCTGGAACTTATGGACAACACTATTCTGCTGGTAACGACAGCATTCAAACGTTAGATCTAATTGAAGCATGTGGAGACGCTGAGGCATTCTGCCGTTGCAACATCCTTAAGTATGCTTCACGCTACGATCGTAAAGGCACTGCCCGTCGTGATATCATTAAGATCCTTCACTACGCATTGCTACTCCTACATTTTTCTGACAAGACTGCCGTTACCGAATCCTACAATCAATGAGCAAAGTATTTCTTTCCAATCAAACGCTTCAAGTTCTGAAGAACTATTCAACCATCAACAGTTCTATCCTCATTCGTGAAGGTAGTGAACTGAAGACCATTAGCGTCGGTGAGAATGCAATCGCACAATACACTTGCGAAGAATCTTTCCCCCAAACTTTTGGTATCTACGATCTGAACCAGTTTCTTGCTGGTCTGTCACTCTTCGAGAGTCCGACTCTTGAGTTCAACAATCAAGAATACGTATACATTCGTGGTCGTGGACGTTCTGCTAAGTATTACTTCTCCGATCCTGAGATCACTCTCAAGTCTGCACCTAACAAAGATGTTAACTTTCCTGGTGCTGACATCCAGTTCAGTCTGACTCAAGAAGATTTAACTGGTCTGCAGAAAGCAGCAAACATTTACAGTCTTCCCGATCTAGTCTTCCGTTCACAATCTGGTGAGATTTCACTGGAACTTCGTGACAAGGAGAATGACACCAGCAATGGTTACTCTCAAACTGTAGTGGGAGATACCACTGGCGACTATGAACTGACAATCAAGGTTGAAAACATTCGCCTTCACCCTGGTGACTATTCAGTTAAGGTGTCGAAGCATCTTATTTCTGAATGGAAGCACCATCATCTTAATCTTACTTACTACGTCGCACTAGAACCAGAAGCATCTTAATGAAAAAATTCCTTTGGGTAGAACAGTATCGTCCTCAAAAGATCGAAGACTGTATTCTTCCTGCTAATATTAAAAAAGCATTTCAAGGATTTGTTGATAAAGGAGAGATCCCTAATCTTCTCCTTACTGGCACCGCTGGTGTAGGTAAAACCACTCTTGCTAAGGCAGTGTGTGATGAGATTGGTGCCTCTTACATCGTGATCAATGGATCGGATGAAGGACGTTTCCTAGACACTGTTCGCAACCGTGTTCGTCAGTTTGCTACGACTGTCTCATTGACCTCTGGAGCACCCCACAAGGTGGTCATTATCGATGAGGCAGACAACACCACCAATGATGTTCAACTGTCTTTGAGAACTGCTGTGGAGGAGTTTCATGGCAACTGTCGTTTCATCTTTACCTGTAACTATCAGAACAAGATCATCGAACCGCTGCACTCCCGTTGCACGGTCTTTGACTTCCGAATCCAGAAGGAGCAGCAGCAACAACTCCAAGGTCAGTTCTTCCTTCGCCTGAAGAAGATCTTGGATGATAATGAAGTTGAGTATCAGGACAAGGTGGTTGTCAAACTGATCCAACGTTACTACCCTGACTGGCGTCGTCTAATTAATGAAGCACAACGTCATGCTTCAACTGGTAAGATTGATACCGATATTCTTTGCGATATTGCTGATGTCAATCTCTCTCAGTTGATGAACTCCCTGAAGAACAAAGAGTTCTCTACAGTTCGCAAATGGGTCGTAGATAATATTGATAATGATGCAAACATTATCATGCGTAAAATCTATGATGCTATCTATGAAACCGTTAAACCCAAATACATTCCAGAAGTAGTCCTGATCCTTGCTAAGTATCAGTATCAGATTGCTTTTTCTGCTGACCAGGAGATTAACCTGTTGGCATGTCTTGTTGAAATTATGATGAGTTGTGAGTTCCGATGAAAGTTCCTAGTCAAGAAGAACTGATCCATCTGAAGATCCAGGCAGCAATGCGAGAAAATGCTTTTCCTAAAGATGAGATGATGTATCTTGGTGAACGTGCTGGTCACCACTGGTATCTTATTGCTGGAGAGCATGAGGTATCTGCAAATCAAATAGAGGATTTTGAAAATGTCGATGAAGAAGACGACACCTGAAAACGTAAA